TATGTAAGTACTGTGGGATAGAGTTTTATGGATCTCCATCCCTAATGAAGAACAGAGTAAAATGTAGGGCTAACTGCAAAGCCATAAAGGTTGACAAGACCTGTGGCTGGTGTGGTAAGATTTACACCGTTCCTGTAATTAAAGAACATTTATGGGACTTTTGCTCACGAATATGCCGACGAAAGGCGAATAATGACAAACGATCTTAAGTGGATGATGGTATCTGACGTACACTTTCCACGACATGATCCACGCAAGGTAGAACTATTTCTTAAGGTAATGAAGTGGTTTAAACCAGAAGCCGTGGATCTACTTGGCGACATTGATGATGCTGATTCAACTAGTCGCTGGGCGGCAGATAAACCAGCAGAAATGTCGGTATCAATTAATGATGGAGGCGTAGATGGAACTAGAAAATTCCTACAAGATATCAGGACTATCGTCCCGAAGGCTGACTGTCATTTTCATGATGGGAATCATGGCTGGACTCGTCACGGCGACTATCTTGCAAAGAAGGCTCCAGCGTTTCTAGATATAGTAACTCCAGATTCGCTGTACGAGTATTCAAAGGTCGGCTTTGAGTGGCATCTATATCAAGACCCTCCTGTCAAGAGGTTTGGTGATATTTATGCTCATCATGGTGAGTCCATCTCTAAGCATTCTGGAGAGTCTGTACGAAATGATGTTAACAACTGGGGTGTTTCGCTAGTCAGAGGGCATTCCCATAGAATGGGCGCATACTTCCAGACATACAATCTTTCTGGACAAGAATTGCGTGGATATGAAATCGGCCATCTGTGTGATGAAGATCAGATGGACTATTCAATTCAAAAGAACTGGCAGCCAGGATTTGCCGTGGCACACGTTGTAAATGATTACCCTCACATCCAGTTGATTCAGATTCATGACTATACTTGTGTAGTAGATGGAAAGGTATTTACTGCATAATGTTGTGTAAGAAATGTGACGGCAAAGTCATGGTCGATAGGACTTTGGGCTCAGAAATTCATGTTGAGTTATACTGTCTACGTTGTGGTAAAAGATGGTCGCTTAGATACCCAGAAAAATATGGAGGCTTTGGAATATGGATAATGAAGAAAGAGACTCTGTACCTGATGGGAAGAGATATGGGGTATTAAAAACCCCTAAGCGCCGTCGCAAAGTATTTATTAATGGCGAGTTACATCATATTATTCATATTAATATACCCGCAGATGTTGCAACAACGTGGAATTTTATTCAAGACAAGATGATTAGATATCCATATAAGACTATGAAGAAACACTCTAAAAAAGCATACCTTATCAATGAAGTGGCTAAGATGGTTAGCCGTCACCCAGAAAGAATTAGAATAGCGATTACAGAGGGTAACATTAAACGTCCACAGCAGTCTGGACCTAATGGTAAATTTTATTTCAATGAAGATGACATTTTAGACATTCAGGACTATTTCGCAAATGTCCATTATGGGAGACCAAGAAAAGATGGGGCAATAACTCCACTCCATAGAACCGTGACAAAAGACGAGGTAGATGCTAGACTTGGACGCAGGGACGTTCTCTACGTCCAAACAGAAAGTGGAGACTATATTCCTGTGTGGAGGACGGTAGATTTTTAATGGTTAAAAAGAAAACTGAAGAAGATGAGTTAATAGACTTTATTGGTGAAACAATATCTACAGAAAGCGCCCTGCTTGCCTGCTCTCTAACATTAATGCGTGCGGGGAATATTGCTAAAGAATGCCACGACTCTGATGGTTTGCTAAAGGTGGCAAGAGCATGGTATGATTTAGCAAGATATTTGGGTGGAGATGAAGAAGAAGAAAAAGGTAATCCAATTGGATTTACTAGTGGATTGGAGACATTAGATGAGCCAGGAGATGAACCCGACGCGGGTGAAGGTGGGATTGAAGTTCGTACGAAATCTAGGAAATTATGAAAATATCCATGTAGATCTTGGGGTAGAAGATTATGTTCGTAATCACGAAACGGTATCCCAAGCCATGGATAGAGTTTATGATTTTGTAGAAGAGCAACTTATCCGCCGTGTTCAAGAGATTGAGGCAGATTTAAGTGGCAGCAAGTAAAAACGATAAAGACGCATATTCGTTATTGTCAGATTATTCCGGTCTTTATAGAATAAAGTATGGGCAAACCCCCATCATAAATAAGTATAAGGAAAAGTGGGGAATGTCCTCACTTGTCGAAGACTTTGGCAGAGATGAAGTATATAAAACACTTACTTTTTATTTTAAAACAAGCCGTGAGGGTCACTCTTTGTCATGGTTCTATAATAATTTTTCTACCATATATTTATCTAGACTGTCCTCAGAAAAAGATGATAGAATCAGGGCGGAGTCAAGAGAGAAAACTCGTCAACTAAGAGCGGAGTATTTAAATGGCCTATCTTGAAGAGATAGAGGTAATTTCATCAGTATGTAAGAATAAAGATATCCATGTGATGTTTGACAATAATGCCGATGAACTTATAAAAGACTGCTCTGACATTTGGCTTTTTATTAAAGACTACTATGATCAAACAAGAGAGGTGCCAGACGCCAGTCTTATTACTACACGGTTCCGTGATTTTGATGCAGTAGAATCTGGTCCAACGGTTTATCATATGGACAAGTTACGTCAAGCATATCTGGACGAATCTATTAGATTTTCCTTGCGTAAAACTGCTCAGATGGTAAATGAAAACGAGACAACTAGAGCGCTTCAAGAACTCTCTAAAGATGTTGCAAAGATGGCTCGTATTGGAGCCAAGGTTAGAGATATTGATGTAACAGATGTAGAGAATGCTCTGGCGTACTTTGAGAAGACTAGAAAGTCTGCAGAGAACGGTGAGGTAGGCATCAAGACAGATATCACATCGTTTGATGTATGTCTTCCTATGGGTATTGCTAAAGGTCAATTAGGAATTTTGCTTGCCTATCCAGCCATTGGAAAGTCTTGGCTAGCATTATACTTTGCAGTTCAGGCTTGGAGACACGGGTACAAGCCGATGGTAATTAGCCTTGAAATGACTGAGTATGAAGTTCGCAATAGAATCTTTACAATTATTGGAGATGGATTCTTTAGTCACCGCGCACTTAGCGCAGGCAGAGTGGATGACAATGAGTTTAAACTGTGGGCGGATAAAACTCTAAACAACAAGCAGCCATTTAAGATCATTTCTAATGATACTGGATCAGAGATGACACCTAATCTTATTGCATCTAAGATAGATCAGTACCAGCCGGATATTGTTATTGTAGACTACCTTCAGTTGATGACAGATAACGCTGGAACTTCTCAGAATGAAACAGTAAAGATTAAGAATCTATCTAGAGAATTAAAACTTCTTGCTATCTCTCAGCAGATACCCATTCTTGCAATTGCATCAGCAACACCAGACGATTCTACTGATCTAGAATCTGTCCCACAACTTGGTCAGGTTGCATGGTCACGACAGATTGCGTATGATGCTGACTGGGTTTTAAGTATGGGTCGTAAGGCTAATTCAGATATTCTAGAAGCAGCATTTAGAAAGAATCGTCACGGGTATATGGGTGACTTCTATCTAGAAATAGATTTTGATAAAGGAACATTTAAAGAAATATTAGATCCAATTGAATAGTTAACAAACGGTATAATATAATTATGTCGTTTGTGGGACACAAAAGAATAAAAGAATTTCATATTGATGGCCTCATAGAGGATGATTCAGCCATTCCTAGTGTCAGAGAAAGATATGAAACTATCCTTGTAGATATGATGAGATCTAATGGATATGTCCCGCACCTTGACATAGACCCAGCCTTTAGCCTAGAATACAGGGAAGATAAGTACACGTTCTTGTTAACAATATATGGAGTATATGTTGGAAGGTCTAAAGCACAATGCTATCTAGCGGTAAGCGGAAACAATCTAATACCGATGAATACTACACATCGGGACAAATAGCATCGATTCTACAATCTTGTGATATTAAAGTCGGTGGAGAAATTGACACGCACTTCCTTATATTCTGTCCATTCCACTATAACGTACATACCCCTGCCTGTGAAGTAGATAAGAATAACGGAATGTTTATTTGCTTTTCATGTGGAGAATCTGGCTCCATTATCGACATGGTAATGAGAACTACAAACAGAAACTACTTTGAAGCCAGTCGGATTATACATTCAAAAAGAGATTCAGTAGATATTGAGCGTGTAGTGTCTGAAACAATAGATACCTCTTTAGATCACCCAGAATTTGATATCGATACAATCAATAGACTTCATAATAATTTACTAGAAAGCCCACGGGCTAAAGAATATTTCTACTCAAGAAATATTAACGACCAGTCGTTTGGTGACTTTAAACTAGGATACTCAGATAAGCAAGATATGGTCATTGTTCCAGTATTTGATGAATTTAATAGATGCTTAGGATTTGTGGCGAGATCAGTAGAAGGAAAGTCATTTAAGAATAGCGTTGGCCTACCAAAGAGTAAGGTATTATTTAATTTAAATAAAGTTAAGAGATCATCGATAATTGTAGTTGAGTCGTCCTTTGATGTGATTCGTCTAAATCAATCAGGTTTTAATGCTGTTGCAACTCTTGGGGCTACAGTAAGTAGAACTCAAATTCATTTGCTGCAACAGTATGCAAAGAGTATAATTGTTTGTCCAGACTCAGACGAGGCTGGTAAAAAAATGGTGGAAAGAATAGTTGGTGGCGTTAAAAACAAGATAGTAGAAGTAGTATCTCTTTCTAGCGCTAAAGATGTAGGAGATTTGTCGGATCAAGAAATGAAGGATTTATTTAATAAATACTCTGGAAATACTTTAATATTAGCGGTATAATATATTCATCGATCCATTTATAGGGTCAAATACTTTTAGGAGAAACAATATGTCAGTTATTACAGGTTTGAAGAATATCAAGAGCAAGATGGAGCGCCCACAGATGGAAGAAGGCTCCCGCGCACGCTGGCTCAAGTTGGAAGATGGCCAGAGCGTTAAGATTCGTTTCGTTAATGAACTAGATCCAGACTCGCCAAATTATGACAAGGGCCGTGGCCTTGCTATTGTTGTGGCAGAGCATACTAACCCAAAGGATTACCGTCGAAAGGGGCTGTGCAGCCTGGACGATGAGGGACGATGCTTTGGCTGTGAAATGCATCGTAAGGACCCCAAGGCTGGCTGGAAGGCTCGCCTACGTTTTTATACTAATGTTCTTGTAGATGACGGCACAGATCAGTATGTTGCCGTATGGTCTCAGGGCGTGGGCCAGAAGTCGCCAGCCACCAATATTCTCATTGAGTATGCTGGTGATACTCAGTCAATTACTAACCTTCAATGGCGTCTCAAGCGCTCAGGAACGGGGACTCAGACAAGTTACACCCTTATTCCATTGGCACCAGATACAGAGAAGTTTGATTGGTCAGGCGTTGAGCCGTTTGAACTTGAGAAGGTAGCAGTTCGACAGGTATCATATCCAGACCAGGAAGCCTTTTACATGGGGCTAGACGTAGACACTAGTTCAACCACATCAGTTGATTGGTAAATAATATTGATCGTTGAGTAGGCAGTAGGATATACTCCTACTGCCTACTTATTATTGGAGACAAATGTTTCATAACCATCATTCACATTCATTTTACTCTCTTCTAGACGGCTACTCGTCACCAGAGGAATTGATCAAAAGGGCGGCAGAGGTTGGTATGACTGCCCTTAGCGTTACAGATCATGGAACTCTAAGCGGACACAGAGAGATGGTAAAGGCTGGCAAGGATCATGGAATTAAGCCTATCCTTGGGCTAGAGGCCTACTTTACTACCGATAGACTAGACAAGAGATCTCGTAAGGAAAGAACTCCCGATGATCAGATCTATAACCATCTAATCATTTTGGCTAAGAATGATAACGGGCTTAACAACATTAACAGGCTTTCAGAGAACGCTTGGGAAGAAGGCTTCTTTATCAAGCCTCGTACCGACTTTGACATGCTTGAGAAGTTTGGCGGGGACCTTGTTATCCTGTCTGGGTGTATGAATGGGATGATTGCAAAAGCCATTGAAAATGGCAATGATGCGGCTGCTGTTCAGTATGCAAAGTGGTTTAAGGATGCATTCGGTGATGACTTCTATATGGAGATCCAGCCACATAACCCAGCGAGCCTGAATCATGCTCTGTTAGATCTATCAGATAGCGTCGGCATCAAGCCAGTAGTAACCTTGGATTGTCATTTTGCGTCACCCGATGACAGGATCGCTGAAGAGATCATGCTTATCCTAGGTACACACCCTAAAGTTCTTAAGGATGCTGACTTCAATAAGAGTCGGAAGATTAAGGATCTTATTGAAAGATTAGACTACATCTATGGCGACCGCCAGATGTCATTTAAGGATTTAGATATCTGGCTTATGGGATACCAAGATGTTAAGGATAGAATGCTCGCTCAGGGAATCGACCGTGAAGATATCTATGAGAATAGTGTTGAGATCAGCGACAAGATTGAATCTTACGATATCAAGTTCGGCGTAGACCTATTGCCAGTAAGCCACAAAGATCCCGATGCAGAACTTAAGCAAAGGGTGATGGATGGATTGCGTCAGAGGGATTTGATTGACCTACCCTATCTAGATAGAGCAAAAGAAGAACTAGAGATTATTCGTCAGAAGAATTTTGCGTCCTACTTCCTTGTGGTTGCGAATATGATTAACTGGGCTAAGGGTCAGGGAATTCTTGTAGGCCCAGGTCGCGGTAGTGCAGCGGGAAGCCTAATCTGTTATGCTTTAGGTATTACCGAAGTAGACCCGCTTGAACACAACCTGCTATTCTTCCGATTCATTAATCCAGACCGTAACGACTTCCCCGACATCGATACTGACTACGAAGATCGTCGTCGCGGAGAAGTAAAAGATTACCTAATTGAAGAGTATAAGCATGTTGCATCTATTGCAACATTCAATACCTTTAGGGATAAGGGCGTTGTTAGGGACGTTGCTAGAGCCTTTAACATCCCGCTCTCAGAGGTAAATAAAGCATTGAAGGGTATTGAGACATGGGAAGAATTCGTCCGTACACCAGGGGCCAAAGATTTCAGGGAGAGGTACCCAGAGGTAGTAAAGTATGCCGACAAACTCCGTGGCAGAATTCGTGGTACTGGTTTGCACGCTGCGGGAATCGTTACTTCTAAAACTGATATCTCTTCATATGCCCCCATTGAAACTCGTAAGGACGCGCACAGCGACAACAGGATTCCAGTAGTCGCCGTTGACATGGAGCAGGCAGCAGAGATTGGTTTGATTAAAATCGATGCTCTAGGGCTAAAGACTCTTACTGTAGTTAAAGATACGATTAATAGTATCAAGGAGCGTAAGGGTGTAGAAATTGATTTGAATAAAATTCCTATGGATGACCCAGAAGTATACGCCGATTTGAGCGCAGGCTTTACCAAGGGGGTGTTCCAGGCAGAAGCCACTCCGTACACCAACCTTCTTATTAAGATGGGGGTCAGTAACCTCAATGAATTAGCGGCCTCTAACGCTCTGGTTCGTCCTGGCGCGATGAATACTATTGGGGCAGACTACATCAAGAGGAAGAAGGGGCGGCAGGCCGTATCGTATCTCCACCCAATTCTTAAGGAGTTTACTGAAGACACCTATGGGTGTATCTTGTACCAAGAGCAAGTCATGCAGGCATGTGTATACCTGGGCGGCATGACAATGACAGAGGCAGATAAAGTCCGTAAGATTATTGGAAAGAAGAAGGATGCTAAGGAATTCGATCAGTTCAAGGATAAGTTTGTTTCTGGTGCATCAAAGCATATTTCTAAAGAGTCCGCAGAAAAACTCTGGCATATGTTTGAGGCCCATGCTGGATACTCCTTTAATAAGAGTCACGCTGTTGCCTATTCTACGCTATCTTATTGGACGGCGTGGCTAAAGCGGTACTACCCAACTGAGTTCATGTTCTCGCTTCTAAAGAATGAGTCAGATAAAGATAAGAGGACAGACTACCTTATTGAGGCAAAGCGTATGAACATTAAGATTCGCCTGCCCCACATCAATGAATCTGGAGAAGACTTTACTCTAGAAGGTGACGCCATTAGGTTCGGTTTGGGCAATATTAAGTACCTGTCTGAAGGTATCTCTAAGAAGATTATTGCTAAGAGGCCATTCGCTTCCTATCAAGAGTTTATTGAGTTTACAAGTAAAAAGGGTTCGGGTGTAAATAGTAGAGCAATTGAAGGGCTCAATAGGATCGGTGCTGCGGCGTTTGATGACAACCCCAGGTCAGGTAATGAGAGAGAATATCTGTATGAGTACCTTAATATTCCAGAGTTTGTTACTAATATTCCTCGCTGGGTAGAATCATACTTTAGACCTTTAGAAGAATATGATGAAAACGGAGCCTTTATCGTTATGGGCATGGTGAAATCTATTAAGCGAGGTGATGGTTGGAGCAGGGTAGAAATTGTAGATAAGACGGGAAGCGTTGGAGTGTTCCATAACCAGGACACAGTAATTGAGCCTGGTAAGATGTATATATTTCTAATCTCTGATAACAGAATCCTTTCCTATCTTACTCCAGATTCTCTTGACTCCTCTAATAACTCTTTTGTACAATTTCTAAAGGCAAAGACTATGGTCCTAGGTCCAGAAGAATATTTTGTTGTAGACATGGAGCCTAGAAAGACAAAGAAGGGCGATAAGATGGCTAATGCTGTTCTCGCCAATGAGGATAAAGATCTTATATCTATAGTAATTTTTCCCACTATGTATGCAGAGGCAATTGCAAAGATGAAGCCAGGAACTAATTGCCGTCCAATATTTGGAGAAACTGCCGCTGGCGCTACTACGTTAAAAGGTTTTATAAGATGAATTTAGATACATTAGCAGATAGACTTCACCATACCGCAGAGCAAAAAGGATTCTGGGACCCAATATCTAGAATGCAGGAGCAAGACTTTTTTATCTTTTACTCAAAGCAAATAGCCATGATTCATTCAGAGGCTACAGAAATCTTAGAAGCCCTAAGGAAAGATAAGGGTGATGAGGCGGTGGTAGAAGAAATCGCAGATCTTATCATCAGAACCCTAGATCTATATAAAGGAATTAAACTTTATTCAGGTGATTTGCCATCACTAGATGAAGTTCTTATGAAGAAATCTATTGTTAATCAAGATCGTCCAAGGTTACATGGCGTTCGTGGATGATACAATGAAGGCTTACTTTCTTCATGGTTCAGATGGAGAAAAACTTATGGTCATTCGTGGCTATAATGAAGAACTTATGCAAAGCATCATAGATACTTTGCAACGCTCAAGGGATGAGCGTATAAAAGATTTATCGTATATATTGGAGAGTCATTTTAATGAGCGACATGATGATGGAGGAAGTTCTATCCAGGCTAGACCCAAAAATAAGAAAGATGGTAGGAAGCGCCGCTGACGTAGAAATACATAAACAGAAAACGCCAAGCCTATCGTTGAATACAGCACTAAAAGGAGGCCTTGCCTACGGGAGACAAGTACTTATCTGGGGTAATAAGTCAGCAGGTAAATCATCATTTTGCCTACAAATTATTGCACAGGCACAGAAGGAAGGTAAACTATGCGCTTGGATAGATTCAGAACAGTCATATTCTCCAGAATGGGCGGAAAAGTTAGGCGTAGACTCACGATCCTTGATCTACTCCCCCGCTAAAACAATTAATGAAATGGTTGATATTGGCACTCAACTTATTCAGTCTGGAGTAGACCTTCTAGTTGTAGACTCTATTTCTGCACTATTGCCAGCCATCTATTTTGAAAAAGATGGGTCAGAACTTAAGCAATTGCAAGATACTAAACAGATTGGTGCGGAGGCAAAAGATATGACCCATGCTGTCAAGATGTTAAATTATGTCAACGAAAAGACTCTACTAATACTTATCTCTCAGCAAAGAAATCAGTTTGGATCAATGCACGCTAGTCATATTCCTACTGGAGGAATGGCTGTAAAGTTTTTCTCTAGCACTATCATTAAATTATGGTCTAGTGAAGCAGAGGCCTCGTCAATCAAGGATAAAATTTCTGTGGGGGATAAGTTAATTGAGCAGAAGGTCGGAAGGCCCGTTAACTGGACTATTGACTATAATAAGACTGGCCCACAGTTTATTACAGGGTCATATGATTTTTATTTCCAAGGCCCACATGTAGGTGTGGATAGCGTCGCTGACCTAGTAGACACCGCTGAAATGCTTGGAATTATTGAGCGTGGCGGTGCCTGGTATACTGTTTTAGGTGAAAGAATCCAAGGTCGCGCTAATGTTATTGCAAGGGCTAGGGAGGATCTTGACATGCAGGAAGAATTAACTAGATTGGTTTATGAAAAGATATGATTGATCCTAAGGCCTTTATTACTGCTCCAAGTAAATCTAATGCAAAGTTTAAAGAAATAGGTGGAGCATTTTCTTGCCCAGAGCAGGGCTGCTTTGAAGTGGCAACCACAGGAATGTATGATTCGTCGAATAAAAAAGTTTATTGGACTTGCCCTAACGGTCATGATGGAAGCGCTAGATTAGTTTATGAGTGAGCGGTCAGAACTTAGAAGAATGGGTGCTAAGTCTCATAAAAATAGTGGTCGCGGACAATACCAAAAAGCCGATGGAAACTTGCCTAGATTTGTGGTAGATGTAAAAGAATATGGAAAGTCCCTATCTTTGAGTGAAGATATGTGGGCTAAGATAGTTACAGATTGTCTAAGAACAGATAATAAAAAGAACCCTTTACTTATGGCTGTAATAGGTAGTGGCGGTAGAAAAACTAGACTAGCCGTTATTGAATGGGAAGTACTGGAAGAATTACTGGAGGAATTAGATGGAAAACACAATTGATTTGATCAATCAAGTGTCAGAGTTTGCTGACATTCATGATTTTGTCGGTGATGACGGACTAGATGAGGCAATGGCTGCCATTGTAAAAATTATTTCAAAGCCAGATATTCCTCCTGTTCAGGCACTTACTTTAATTGCAAAACTTCAGGCTTTGTCTGCTAAGTTTGGAATTCTAGCAGCGTGGTATTCAACAGCAGCAAAAGGTCCGACAGGCTCTCCAAACAATATTAAAAAGAATATATATTATTCAACTAAAGAGGCTCTAGATAAATTAGTAGACTCGCTCAAATATACAGTAAGGTATAATCTAGGTTAATTATGGCTAAAAATCTAATATCTTCATTACTTAGCCAGCCTAAAGAAACTAGGCTGGACGCTAAAAAATTTGTTAAAATGTTAAACTCTGCATATCAAAAGACCAATACAGTAAAAGAGTTTAAGCAAAAGAAAACTTTTGCCCCTAGCACTATTGGATATGGTCACGGTACTTGTGCAAGATATTGGTATATAGCCTTTAACGGCGCAGAGTTTACTGAGAATATCCCCGCTGCCAATATTGCATCCATGAGATCTGGTACAGATGCTCATGAAAGAATTGAAAAACTTATAGAAAGCACGGGTTTATTAAAACAAAAAGAGCGGGAGATTAAAAGTGAAGACCCTCCCGTTAGAGGATTTGCTGACGTAGTATTGGAGATAAATGATGAAGAAATCATTGGAGAAATCAAAACAATTAAAGACCAATACTTCATTCAAAGAAAGGGCGAGGGAGTACCTTCTTCAAGTCATTTTCTTCAACTACTAATTTATATGAAGATTGAGGGGGCAGAAGAAGGTTTCATTCTTTATGAAAATAAAAATGACAATGAGTTGCTTGCGATTCCCATCAAAATGAATGAAAAGAATAAAGACTATATAGACTATGTTTTTGGCTGGATGCAGGAAGTATACCAATCATATAAAGATGATGTAGTTCCTAAAAGAGGTTATACTAAATCTACATGGACATGTAAGGGTTGCCCCGTATCAGAGACTTGTTTAGAAAAAGATCCAGGTGCATTAAAAATAACTAACCTTAAGGTTGGGGTAGAGTGAAAAATTGTGCGAACTGTGGTACACCGTTTGAGTCAAATAAAAAGAACCAAAAGTACTGTAACCCTGCTTGCTGTAGGCTAGCAACAAATAAAAAGATAATGAGCAAGTATTATGAAAATAAAAAAAGACTCAATGGAGAAAAAAGATACTGTGGCTGCGGTCAATTACTGAGCAGATATAATGAAAATAATAAATGCTTTGTTTGCGTAGATCAGGATAATAAAAACAACCGTGGAAATATATTAGAGGTAATAAACAATGTCGCTAAAAAAACTTATAAAACAAAACGCTAACACAGTACTTGGAGTAGATTCATCAACTAACTCTTTCGCCTTCTGCCTGTTCGATGGAAAACCAATTAAGTGGGGGAAAATAGATTTCCACGGTAACAATATCTACGATAAAGTAATTGACTGTAGAGATAAGATGCCTTTTATTAAAGAAGAGATAAAGCCCGATTATATTTGTATAGAATCAGCAATCATGGTAAAATCTCAGGCAGTAGCGATACACATGGCTATGATCGTGGGGGTATTGATTTCAGAATTGGCATTAGATTCTAAAAGAATTATTACTGTTCCTCCAATACAATGGCAGTCATATATTAACAATAATAATTTAACAAAGGCTCAGAGGGCTCAGATAAGATTAGACAATCCAGGCAAATCAGACAATTGGTATAGAAATTATGCAAGAACTACGAGAAAACAAAAAACTTTAGATCATTTTAATAATATGTTTAACATAAACCTGGAGGATAATGATGTTGGAGATGCCTTTGGACTAGCCTATTATGCTCACAAGAATCTGGTAAATTATGGCTAAATTATATGAAAACAAAGCATTCCTTACAAAAAGATATCTTGTAGATAAAAAATCTTTAGAAGAGATTGCTAAAGAGTGCGGGGTAAGTCATCAGACTATCTATCGATACTTAGTAAAATATAATCTCATCCGTGACCTAAGAAAGTTTGGTAAAAAATGATTGAACAAGACCTACAGCGCATGTATGCTGAGAAAATTATGGACGATATAAAAGAAGGTGTGCAATTAATTCCTCGCAACACCGTTGAGATGGCAATTCAAGATGAATGTACTAGAGTGACCTCTTTACTTATAGAAAAGAATAGATCGTACGGCAACTCAGCCCTTAATCCAGTAAGAATATTTTCACGGTCAGACACAACTGAGCAGATAAAGGTTCGTATAGATGATAAACTATCTAGATTTATGAACGGGGATGACACCTTTAAGGAAAACGACCTTGACGATCTGATGGGTTATCTGGTATTATTGAGTATTGCAATTAAGGAGACATGGAAGTAATGCCCCTCTACACATTCACATGCATTGATTGTGATAAGTCACATGAGATGTTAATGAAGATGGAAGAAAGAGACAACGCTATATGCCCCGACTGTGGCCTGAGGCTAGTGAGAAACATTGATTCACCAGGAATGGTTTGGGCTCCCACCCGTGGCGGAAGTGGATTCGCCACCTAACAAGGAGAGTCATGTCTAAAAAAAGAGTCGGTGACTCAGAAGAGTTGCCAACGTATAAAGTAAATCCAGACATATCTGTATTCTATGAACTTAAGTTTGGAAAAACAGTTATTAAGCCTGGAGACTCCTTAAAATTTAAGGATATTCGTGGATCTTTTAGATTTATTAGACTCGCTCACAATGTTAAAAAAGATGTTACTTGGATAGATTGCTACTCGCCATCAACAGGGGAGTACAGATCATTCTATGTGGAAAAACTTAAAGGAGTCGTCCACGCAAAGAAAAGTATTAGGAAGAAGATGAATGTCAACTGATATAGTTCTTGCCGAACGGTGGGAAAAGATAAATAAGGTTGTAGATGTATTCTTAAAAGGAACTACTAATCCAGCATCTATCGCTAAACTTACTGGCTTTAAAAGAGCAGAGGTGCAAGAGTATCTTGACGAGTGGCGCTCCGTTATTCAAAGCGATAGACAGATTCAGATGCGTGCAAGAGAGGCATTGTCTGGCGCAGATAGACACTACTCCATGCTTATTGAAGAAGGATGGGATGTTATTAGTCAGGCGGGGACAATCGGGGACCTAGGTAAAAAGACTGCTGGCATTAAAATTGTTGCAGATATCCAGCAAAAACAAATAGATATGCTTCAGAAGGCTGGCCTTATTGAGGACAGCGAAATTGCTCAACAGATCATTGAGACTGAGCGAAAACAAGAAATCTTAGTTAAGATTTTAAAGGAAGTCGTTGCAGATTGCGAGCATTGTAAGAGAGAAGTCTTTAAAAGACTAGAAGAAGTTACAGGTAAGGCAGAGGGCTTCTAGTGTTTGATGACTTTATTTCTGCTCTAGAGGAAGATGAGTTTGATGAGCATCCTGTAAACATTGAAGAATTTGTTACAAATGAAGATTACCTTCATCTACCACCACTTTCAGAGTTTCAGTATCAAGCAATCAAAGCCATGACTCAGGTGTATAAGAAAGATACATTGGTAAAACTATACGGGGAAGAAGAAGGCACAAAGAGAAGCCGTCAAACTTGTAATGAAGTTATTCTTCAACTTGGAAAAGGAAGCGGAAAGGATTATATCTCTACCATCTCTGTGACCTACCTTGTATATTTATTGCTATGCCTAAAAGACCCTGCTAAATATTTTGGTAAACCTCCTGGCGACTCAATTGATATTATTAATATTGCTATCAACTCTGAGCAGGCAAAGAACGTATTCTTCAAAGGTTTCCGTAAAAGGATTGAAGACTCTCCTTGGTTTGTTGGAAAGTACAATATTACCGCTCAGAGCGTATCATTTGATAAATCTATTACATGTCACTCAGGACATTCAGAGCGAGAATCCTGGGAGGGATACAACGTTATCTGTGTGATTCTTGACGAGATCTCTGGGTTTAGCACAGTCTCAACAAGTGGTAATGAGCAGGCAAAAACTGGTCAGGCGATCTATGATATGTATAGAGCCTCTGTAGATTCACGATTTCCAGATGTTGGCAAGGTCGTTCTTCTTTCATTCCCCAGGTATCGTGATGATTTTATTCAGCAAAGATACAACGCTGTTATTGCCGACAAAGATGTAGTGATTAGATCCCACACTTTCAAATTAGATGATGAATTAGATGGTGTAAAAGAAAATGAATTCACCATTGAATGGGAAGAAGATCAGATAAATGCTTATAAATACCCTAAAGTATTTGCCTTAAAACGACCAACCTGGGAAGTAAATCCAACGAGATCAATTAATGACTTTAAGATTGCTTTTTATAATAATCCAACAGATGCTCTTGGAAGATTTGCGTGTATGCCTCCAGATGCAGTCGATGCATTTTTTAAATCAAAAGAAAAGATCCTTGCCTGCTTCAATCAGCCAATGAATGGAGTAGACGATGACGGTAGATTTAAGGACTGGTTTATTCCACAAGATGAAAAAGAATATTACATACATGTTGACTTAGCCCAGAAGCACGATCATTGCGCCGTTGCTATGGCCCATGTTGACAGGTGGGTTCATATTAAAAGTTTTATGAATCACAACGTTGTAAGCCCTATAGTTGTTATAGATTGTGTTAGATGGTGGACTCCAACTTCAGATAAATCTGTAGACTTCTCTGAAGTAAAACAATTCATAATTGATCTTAGGTCACGGGGATTTAATATTAAGAAAGTAACCTTTGATAGGTGGAACTCTCACGATATTATGGCAGAACTTAGAATGATTGGTATAGAAACAGAGACATTATCTGTAGCAAAAAAACATTACGATGACATGGCAATGTTGGTAGGGGAAGAAAGAATTATTGGCCCAAGCATTAAACTTCTTACCGACGAACTATTGCAATTAAGAATCATTCGTGATAAAGTTGACCACCCTAGAAAGGGAAGTAAAGACTTATCAGATGCTGTATGCGGGTCTATCTATAATTCTATCTCTAATACAAGAAAAGAATCTGGTGAAGTTGAAATAGAGGTTCACACATATAAACAATTTATCAGAGATCAGAGAGAGCAAGAGGCCAAAAGAAATATTATTCAGCCTCCATCTGGTGGACAGAATAATATAGATGATTACATCCAATCTATAGGGATGGTTTAACATGGACATGAATGAAGAACTCATAGAGATAATGCTTGAGCGAGGGTATATTGAGGTGGTAGGATATAATCCTGTTGGAGATCCAGTATACAAAGTTACTGAACTCTTTTACAAAGAGCAGCAAGAACTTGTAGAGTGGATGCGTCAGATGGATTCAGACATATTGAATTCCTTATGGTTCAAGGGATTTATAGATTTAAAGATGGATGAGGACGGCAATGCCTTCATCTACCTTACTGATAAATCTGAAGACTGGGTGCAGTCAGAAGAACTTAATGAAGATGAAAAATCAATGATGTATTTAATCTATAGCACAGGAGCGTACAATGGAGGAGAGTGGAACGGTGGATTCCCTGACCCAGGATACAAGGAACGTGATTGATTATTATAAAGAGTGGGAAAACGATCAGATAAAGGCGGACCTTGATACCAAGCGTCTACCATTTGTTGTAGGTTTTGAAAATATTTCTGGAGACTTTAATAAAGCCTCTGGAATTAGAAATTCTAATGCTTTTCTAGCAAAAGAGTCGTGGATTATTGGTAACAAAAGATGGGACCGCCGTGGTGCGGTAGGAACACAAAATTATATTCATCTCAAATATGCACCATCATTAGACCATATTTATCTTAATGAGCCTCATATTAGAGACATGAGGTGGGTAGCAGTAGATAATGTTCCTGGTGCCATTCCTGTTACTCAATACGAGTGGAGTCCCAATACATTTATGATTTTTGGAGAAGAGGCGCGTGGGGTAAGTCCTATGGGTCTTGGTATGGCTGATGACATTGTAATGATTCCACAACTTGGTAGCGTTAGAAGTCTTAATGTTAGTGTCGCTAGCGGAATTATGATGTATGATTATGCGACCAAACTTGGAATGCTATAATATTATGGAATGCAGATTTTGTGGACAACCAGCGGTATGGGTTGGAGAAAGAAATGAAACTAAAACTCATGCTTGCGACACACACTTTCAGGCATATTATATAAGTTTTTGGAGATGGGAGAAGTACGATGGCTGAATCATATATTCCAACAGATTCTATGGCATCTAATGCCCGTCGTGGCCTAGCCTTGCGCGACGAATTTAATCGTGGTGGAACCTCAGTAGGAATTGCACGCGCAAGAGATATTGCTAATAAAAAGAATTTAAGTGAGTCTACAGTACTAAGAATGCATTCATTCTTTAGCCGCCACGCCGTTGATAAAAAGGGCAAGGGGTGGAGTCAGGGCGAAGAGGGATATCCATCTAACGGTCTTATTGCATGGCTTCTTTGGGGAGGAGACTCAGGAAGATCCTGGGCAGAGTCAAAGAGGAATGCCATCATGAGGAGAAGAGAGTCATCTAATAAAATGTGGAAAGGCTCCGCTTTCGATATAACAGAATAGGCCCCGATGTGCCAGCAATGCCGAGTTACGCGGTTGATACCAGCATGAAGTTAGTCAAACGTGCAGAAAACCTTGGGATGGTGTAGTTACCCGCTGGCACATCGGTTATGGAGAATGGTGTAATGGCAGCACAAATGTCTTTGGAACATTTAGTTTAGGTTCGACCCCTGATTCTCCAGCGTTTTAATTAGTGGTCTGTGGCGCAATGGCAGCGCAATCGGCTGTTAACCGATGGGTTGTAGGTTCGAATCCTACCAGGCCAGCATGGAAATGCATAGTGATAATCAATGCCAAAAATATTGGCGGGACAGATTTTCAGAACAGATAGAAGAATGCATTGAAGCCCCATATATGGAAGAATACTCTCAACAGTCAGAGTGGTTCAGGCAAGGGCTTAAATATGCAATGATGATTATTCGTTGGGACTACGATGAGTGAGGCTAGTCACAAAAAGCCTTTTAAATTTGACCCCTTAGAGTTACCCTGATAAGATTAAAGTATCAACCCACAAGGAGGATATAATGAAAGCAATCGGAACATTTTTTTCTGGAATGTTTAAGACAGATGCCACAAGCAGGTCTTCTTTTCGGAACGAATGGGAAAGAGCAAGAGTAGAGGCTGCTAGATTTGGCCCATCTCATGTAGCAGAAATTGATGCTATCTTTTCTCGTCAGTCATAATTATTGACACACGGCCCACGATTACTATATTCTTAGTATCGTGGGCAAGTCATTTATAGAAAAGGATTAACATGAAAAAAATTTTTGTTGCAGCCGCCATTGCTGCGGTAGCATTAGTTGGATGTACATCACAAACAGAGCCATTACCAACCGTTACGATTACTGAACAAGTCCCTGCACCACTACCTGCACCTAGTGTTGACGATGGTGTTACAACAAATACACAAAAATTTGTGCAGTTTGTTAAAGAAAACGGTGGGTTATATGGACAGGTTGCTAATGAATCCGATATCATTAGCCTTGGAAGCACTATCTGTCAAGGACTTGCAGGAGGACTTTCTGAGGATGAGATCACTCAGGTTCTAGCAGAGGCTCTATTAAATAACAATATGGGTAATGATGATGGCGCTAAGTTTGGGGCCGCTCTAATTGTTGGCGCTAAAAATTATTTGTGTGGCGCAACGTTTTAATGCCGTACTTTACATTCTATTCTCTGATTAAATCAGATAATAAATACACGATGAAACCCCATATTAATATTTATAATAATATGGTTGAAATTGTTAAGTGGGATAAAAATGGCTATTAATAGAGAACACTTTATAAATAAAATAAAAGAGGACGTACACCTAGATGATCTAGTTGTAGAGCAAGTATTAGATTCCTTTATAAATATTCTTCAAGAAATAAAAGAAGAAGAAAAAAATCATATCTTAGTTTCATTAAATGAAAATAATGATATTAGATCTGCATTTATTTGTAATGAGGCTTTGGCAGCCTATGAATCTTTATCATTAATGATTTTAGAATGACATACTTTACATTTTACTGTTTAGTAAAATATAAAGACGGCTATCACATTAAGCCCTATCTTAATAACAATATGATTGAAATTATCAAATGGGATAGAAATGTATACATATAGTGCAGAAGTTAATAGAGTTGTAGATGGAGATACAGTCGATTTAGTAATCGATCTGGGGTTTCATATAAAAATTACTAAAAGGGTAAGACTTTCCCTTATTGATGCCCCAGAAAAATATACTGAATCGGGAAAAAGATCGGCAGAATTTTTAACAAAAACTCTTCCAGCAGGCTCTACTGTAACCATAAAAACGCAATTAGATAAAGATGATAAGTACGGTCGTGTGCTAGGAGAAATATTTGTAGCCGATCAGATATCTAGTATTAATAAATTAATGATCGATAGTGGTCATGCAGATTACTACAATTAATTGACTTAT